CTCGGGCCCCTCGGGGCCAGGCGGGCCCTGGGGCATCCCAGCGACCACCGAGGCCAGGCCCGCGGCCGACGCGGAGGCGCGGGCCTGGCCGGGGGCCGGGGCCGCCTGGATACCGGGCGGCGCGGCCACCGAGGCGGAGGCGCGGGCCTGGCCCGGCACCGTGACCGCCACGCTGGGCGAGGTCGAGGGCGTAACGCTTACCCGGGGCTGGGGCATCTCGTGATCCTCGGGGCGACCGTGATGATCCCGGCGAGCAGAGGCGTCCGGGGGAAATCGCAGAGCCAAACGTCGTACATGGCCGAGGGCGGGAGGAGCGCCGTAACGGCGGCGGGCAAGGCGAGCACGATCACGTCGGGCTCACCCGGCGCCGTGGTCGGCGTCCACTCCGCGTCGGGCACCTCGGCGCCGAAATCGCTAGCGATATGGGCAAGGACCTCCCGGCCGCTCACGTCCATGGGCAAGCCATCGGAGCCGGTGACGTGGAGCATGAGCGCGAAATCCATCCCCCGGTAAAGGGTGATGTTCTGCACCTCGGGGAGCGCGGTGATATCCCCGGCGGCGCGGCCGGTGGCCAGGGTGACCCGGGCTTCCCAGAGCTCGGCCGTATCCGCCGGGGCCAGTTGCCGCAAGGCGGCTTGCAAGCTGGTCACCGGGTATCCCTCCTCGCGGCGGCGCGGAGCCACCCGTCGTCGCGGCCCTCGGCACTTTGCCGGGGCCCGGTGGGCACCCTCGGCGCGGCCGGTGGCGGGGCCCCGTTGGAATGCGGCGCCACGGCGGCGGCCAGGGCGTCGACCGCTTTGGCGAGCTCCGCGGAGTCGACCTCGCCCTCCTCGTCGACGTACTGGGCGAGGTTCACCGCGGCGGCGGCGGCGGCCGGGTCCGCGAACCGGCCCGCGGCCAGGGCCCGGAATTCGGCGGCGGCCACCTTCAAACCCTGGGCCCGCATGGCCTCGGCGCGGCCCTCGGTGCGGGCCTCGTCGATCGCCTTTTGATGATCGTCCATGCCTTCGCGGCGGAGCTTATCCAGGTCGGTCTGGGCCTTCCGCGCGTCCCGGCGGGCGGCGGCGAGGGCCGCCTTTAGCTCCTCGGGGCTCTCGCCCTCCGGCGGGCCCTGGGCGCCTCCAGGAGGCGCCGGCGCCGGGGGAGGTGTGGCCGGCTGGCCCTGGCCCTGGGAATCGCTGTCGGTGGCGCCTGGGGGCGTCGGGGGGTTATCTGGCGGAGTGGTCACGCGGCGCCTCCGAGGTTCGCATACGGGTCAGGGTAGCGGGGCCGTTGCCTCCTGGTCAGCTTCGCAAATTCCGGCCCGGCGGTACAGCGGCAGTTATGAATTACTATCCCGTTGGCGGCGTACCACCCGCCGACCGTCTGGAGGTTGTAAACGTGGCACGATTCGCGCCGGGTGATCGCCCGCACAACCGGGTCGACCTGCCAGCCGACGAAATCGTCGAGGCGTACCTCGCCGGGGAGGCCGAGGTCGCCCTCGCCCGGCGGTACGGCGTGGCCCGGACGGCGATCCGGCGGCGCCTCACCGAGGCCGGCGTCCAGCCACGCGATAAGGCCGGTGGTATGCGGGCCCGCATGGCCCAGGCCACGCCCGCCCAGCGGGCCGCCTGGGCCTCGGCCGCTCACGAGGCTGTCCGGGGCCGTCAGCACACCGACGCCGAAAAGGCCCGCCGGGCGGTGGCCCGGTTCCGCCGTCAGCCGGTGCCCTCGATGGGCGAGCTCACGCTCGCCCAGTGGCTCACGGAGGCCGGCCTCCAGATACTCCGGGAGTGGCCGGCCGGCCCTTACAATCTCGACCTCGTGATACCCGAGGCCGGGGTCGCCGTGGAAGTCCTGGGCGGTAACTGGCACGCTGGCCGCGGCGCTCACCATACGAAGCGCATTCCATACGTCCTCGGCCGGGGCTGGCACCTGGCCTATGTGTGGGCGACCCGCCGGTTTCCGCTGGCCGAGGGCGCCGGTAATCAAGTGATCGCCTTCGCGGAGGAGGCCCGCCGGGCACCATCCATGATCCGTCAGTACCGGGTGATTAGGGGTGATGGCGAGCTCGTGGCCTCCGGCAGTGCCGAGGACGACGACCTGGCCTTCATAGTGCCGCCGGAATCCCGCCTCGATTGAGGGCGCCCAGACCAGCGCATCGCCCGTAACGCAATGAGCATGAGCGGCGAAGGTGATCCCCACCCGGTAGGCCACATATCCGCGGTCGGCTATCGCCTGGCAGAATTCGCACGCATCGGGCGCGGTTTCCCGCCGGTACCGGACGGCCAGGCGCGGGTCGTTCGCCACGGCGTTAAGGACCGTAGCGTTGGCCACCCGTGGCGGTTCGGAGGCGGCCACCCGCTCCAGCCAATTCCGCGCGGCCTCCAGGCCCTCGGGCGAGTCCAGCACCGGGCCCACCCGGCGCCAGTAGGCGAGGGGGGCGATCCCGGTTATCTGGTCGAGGGGCACCCCGGCCGCCGAGGAGCCGACCAGGCCCGCCGGCATAGCGAACGGCTCCACCTGGGCGACCGGGATTCCCCACGCCTGGGCGTTGAGCGCCACGAGGTAGCCGCGGGCCTCGGTGGCCGCGGCGAGTTGCCCAGCGGCGGTGATGCGGCTAGTGGCCTGCCCGGCCGCCGCCAGCGATGACATCGGCCGGGCAGGATCATAGAGCTCCGCGACCGCGCCGCGGGCTAGCTGGAGGGTGCCGCTGGTCACCGTGCCCAGGCGGGCCCGGTAGCCGGCGGTGATAACGCTAGGGACTGCCACCCGTGGCCCCTCCGGGCTGGCCGCCCTGGCCGGTGAGGATGCGGGCGATGCTCTCGGGGCCGAGGGCGGCCGAGGCGGCGGCGGCCTGCCGGGCCTGGTCCTCCGCGAGCAACTGGCGCCACCGGGCGACCTCCTGGGGCGAGGCCCCCCACTTTTCCCAGAGGACCTCTTGCGGGACGCCCAGCGTGGCCATTTTCACCAGGGCGTCGACCCGCTGGCCTTCGCTCCTCGTGGCGAAATCGGCCCAGATAACCTCTAGCTCCGGGTCCGCGGCGCCGGGCTCCGCGGCGAGGTGGAGCGCCGTCCGGATCACCTCCTCCCACCCTTCGCCCAGGTGCGCGGCGCGGGTCGATACCTTCGCCACGAGGCCGGCCTCGGCCGCCATGATGGCATCGGCGGAGAGGTTGACCATTTTTCCCAGGAGGTAATGGCTAGGCGTTTGCGTGATCGCGGCCAGCGTCTCGATATCTTGCTCAACCGCGGCGAGGTACCCGCCGAGGGCCGACTCGGGAATCGCGCCGAACCGGGCCGCCGGGTCCTCCGCGATAAGCAAGCGGTTGGGGCCGATGTCGAACGGCGGCCGGAGCTTAACCTCCGGCTCCCCGGTCTGCTCATTCTGGCCGATCACCTCGCGGGCCAGTTTCACCCCGGACGCCCACACCTGCCGGAACGCCGAATAATCGAGGGCGACGAGCCGGTTCCACAAGATCGTGTCGACCCGGTCCTGGATCGGGATAGCCGATTTCAGTTCGCTCCGCGGCGCGCCTTTGGTCCGCGGCTGGGGGTTGAGCTCCACTAGGCCGATCACCCCGGACGGGTTATCCACGAGCTCGGGCTCCTCCTCCGGGCCCCGCCATATGGCGATCACCTCCGGCAGGATGAGCCACTCCTCCCGGCCGTCTTGCCGCACCTCCCACCAATCGCCCTCGGTGGCGAACCGCTTAAAACCGGCGGCGCGGCGGCGCCTCGACCCGGGCTCATAAAGGACGACGCACTCCTCCGGGGATTCGGCGGTAATCTCGACCCGCTCCTCGCCTTGCTGGACGAAGGCGAAGCCGGAGCCGCCCACCAGGCCGTCGCGGTTCACAAGCTCCGCGTCGGCATCCATCCCGGATGCTTCCCAGATTTCCCACGCCGGGCCGGCGCCGCCCAGCACCCGGAAACCGACGATCTTGAGCCGCTCGTTCACGGCGTTGACGATGAGCTCGGTCCAGTTGGCATGAGCCAGGCGGCGGAAGTTCCGGAACACGTCGCGCTCCTCGGAGCTCATGCGAACCGAGGGGACCTCCTGTTCCCCGTCGAAATACTCCGCATAGCGGCGGAAGCGGTCGGCCTGCCAATCGAGTTTCGTCGAGGCCCGGCTCCGCCACCAATTGAGGTACTCCAGTTCCGGGGTCGCCACTCCGCCCGCCTCCTCTAAAAGCCGGCCGCCGCATAGTCCGGGCGCGCCGGCGCCGTGGCCAGGGCCCGGCCGAGAGCCATCACCGCGGCCACCATAGCGTCGATCTTTTCCTGACGGCGCTGGCTCTTATCCGGTTTCCAGTTGCCGCTAGGGTCGGTGCGGATAATCAGGTCGCCCGCCTGCCACCGGGCGACCGGGTTCCCGCCGTGGTGATACTGGCCCGCCGTGACCAGGCGCATGAGCTCCTTAGTGGGCCCGCTCATCGAGGCGAAACCCTGGCCCACCTGGACGACCGGGAAACCCTCCTCCACGAGCTCCGCCGACAGTTGCGTGGCCCCCCAGCGGTCGTAGCCGATCGCCGCGATATCGAACACCTCCGCATCGAGGCGGAGGGCCGCCTTGATCGCCTCATAGTCGATCACGTTGCCGCTTGTGAGGGTGAGCCAGCCACGCTCCGCCCAGACCGTAGCCTGGCCGCCGGTACGCCGGTCGAGGGCATCAAGGCCCGCCTCCGGGGCGAACACCCGCCAGAGCACCGCATGAGCTCCGCCCGCCTCGGGGAAATCGAGGGCATACGCGGCGGTGTCGATCGTGCTCGCAAGGTCCATCCCGCCATAGCACCGGGCCCCGGCGAGGGCCTCCGCCATCGCGGTGAACGGCACCGGCCCGGCCGACGCATCCCAGGCGTCCAGGTCGACCGCCTTCCCGGCCTTGCGGCTTTGCTGATTCGCGCGGAACTGGCGGAAAGCACGCTCCGCGGCCGGGTTCGCCTTCGCCTTCGCCGCCTCGTCGCGGAGCACCCGCGGGTCGACGTAGTCGCCCAGGCCCGGATTCGATAGGTGCCAGTTAGCCTCATCGAACACGTCGAGGTCCCGGGGGATCGCCTTAACCACGGCGAGCCGGGCCCGGTCCAGGCCCGGGTCGGCCGCCACTTTTTCCGACCATTCCCGCTCCGCCGCGGCGAAACCCACCGGATCATTGTCGGCGGTAGTGACCAGCATGAGGAGCGGCTCCGCCCTCGTGCCGAAACCACCATGCAGGGCGTCGTACAGGTCGCGGCCGGGCTGGGCCAGGAGCTCGTCGATATATGCGGCGTAAGGGTTCGGGCCCAGGTTCCCCAGGGCATCACCCGCGGCCACGGCGTAAAACGACGCGGTCGGCCGGTAGACGATCCGCCTCGTGTCCTTGCCCTTAAAAAGCTCCAGGTTCCGCGAGAGCACCGGGGAAAGCTCCACCATGCGCGCGGCCACGTCGAAGATCAAAGCCGCCTGGTCCTTGTCGCGGGCCAGGCCGTACACCTCGGCGCCCTCCTCGCCATCGGTCAGCAGGTACAAAGTGAGGCCGGCCACGAGCTCCGATTTGCCGTTTTTCTTAGCCGTCGAAAGGTAGAGCTCCCGGTACCGGCGCGTATAACGCTCCCACTCCGGCGACCACTCCACCGTCCCCAGCAGGGGCCGGATAACCTCGTCGAGCTCCCACCGGGCCAGGGCGAACGGGCGCCGTGCAAACTCGCCCTTAGTGTGGACCAGGAGCTCCCGGAAAAATCGCTCTCCCCGGGCCGCCCTCGGCTCGCAGAGGTGCTCCCCATGCTTGCCGCATCGGAGCTCGTCGAGGACCTTCCCGCACCGGGGGAACCGGCGCCGGTCAGCCATACCGGCCCGGCCTCAGCCACGCCGGGCGGCCCGCCACCGGAGGCGCCGGCCTGGCCGGCCGCCGCCCCGAGGTGTCACAGACCAGGCCCGAATCCGGGTCGCGGTGCCGCCAGTATTGCCCGCGGATCGTGAGCGCCACGGTCAGCGCCCCGTGCCGTTTCGTGCTCCTCCGCTCGGAGCATTCCGGGCACCACGCCCGGCGGTGCTTGGCCCCCGGCGTGTTCCCCACCTAGGGGCCGAGGAGCCGCTCGGCCGGCGCATCGCTCTTATGGTGCGTGACGTGAATCCCCGACCGCGCCGAGGGCGTGAGGCCAAGCTCGCGGGCCGACTGCCGGAGCTCCACCGACGCGGCCTCCGCATGGCGCACCGAGGCGTTAGCCGACCGGACACCCTCCCACTCGCAAATCTGGCCGTGCGTGGCGATATCCTCGGTGGCCGCCCGGAGGCGGGCGTACGCCTCGCAATAGGACGCGATGATCGCCGCATCGGCCGCTTTGATGATCTTCATATAGAGGAGCTCGGGCACGATCCGGTCCCACTCCTCCGCCGCGTAGGGCGTCAGCCACACCGGCCGCGGCGGCGGCTCCTCCCGGGCGATCGGCTCGTCGGGGTTCGTCTTGGCCCCGTAGAGCACCCGGAGCGCGGTCGGCCTGGGCACCGCGGCGCCGCGGGCCATCTATAGAACACCCGTTCTAACAGCCACCGGGGCCCGCCTCGGCGCGCCGAATCGCACAAGTGTCTGAATCATGCCTCTGACCTGCCCTGATCGCCTCGCCCGCCCAGGATTCCCCCGGGCGGGCGCCCA